GGAGGGGCACGCCGGACACATGGTGACCACGCCTGAGGCGTTCGTATGTCTAAAGGACGGCGCGCCAGATTGGCTAGCCGACGCAGTTGAAGAGGCACACGACGGCGAACTACCCAACGACTGGCGGTATGGAATGTGTGAAAGTATCTGCCAGATATTAGAGGAGGACGGGCTAGACCCTGACACGTGGGAGATAGCCGACCGGGTAGCCGAGGTGTACACTGGCCGCCTGCTCGGCTGGCTAAACGATTTGGGGCGTGTGGCCTACGTGGATCAGTCCTTAGAAGAGTTCCCCGAGTTACCCGGCGGGCTACCTGCCCACCTAATGAACGCGCAAGCCTACGCTATAGACGCTATGGCTTTGGTTTTACAGGCCGCCTACCAAGAGAACGCAGCCGAATGAGTGCGCCGACATTCACCACCGTTAGTCAGACCCGCTACGCTTGGCCGCTGTGGGAAGACGGAGAAGAACACAAACTAACGCGCGGCGTAGACTACCCCGCAGCGCAAAACCTAATAGGGGCCGCCCACCGGCGTACGAGGTTTTCGGGGTTGCGTATGACAAGTAAGCAGGTAGACGGCGGTGCCGCTATGCTTGTTCGCTTTGTACCGAGGTGGTCGCAATGAGCGACCGCGCCTACCATTTCCTAGCATGGGCGACCATGATAGCCAGCCTATGCCTAGCACACCGGGCAACACCCGACACTAAGAAAGGCACAACCAAATGAAATACACAGTAGAAATATCAGACACCTACAGTCGCCTGATAGAGGTCGAAGCGGGTTCAAGAGAAGAAGCCAACGAAGCGGGTTGGGCATCGGCTAGGTGTGATGTTTTCGGGGACGTTTACCGAGAGGTGGAAGCCTACCCCATGGAAGAGTAAACTATCTGCTAGCGCGCTAAACTAAAGTTCTGCCCCTCGTCGGGTCACTCTCTCTTCTCGGCGGGGGGCATCCCCCTTTTAACTATCACTAAATACGGTGCCCCCCAACTAGTGACACTCCCATGTGACCACCGTCACACTAACGGGACGAGACCCGACACCACGCATGGCGAAACCCCCCCCGCCGGAAAGGAGAACAGCAGAGGGGGCTTCTATACGAACACCAACACCCTAACAGGTGTAACGCTTCAACGCAACTTCGCGCGCATCTCAGCCAACCCAGTCAAAAACGCTTCCCGCTGTAACGGGACACCCGACGGCGGCAACTCCTTCCACATCGGTTCGGCGGCACGCTTCAACGCAGCGACCTCCGTCACAACAGTAGACATAGCGGGCCACCATTGTTCGGTGTCCGCTAAACGTTTCAGCGCGCTCACCGTCAACCCGTAATCCATGCCGGACAAGCGGCTAGCCCACGAGGCTATCGTCGCATCCAAGATTTTAGACTGCGGCCAAGTACTAGATAGAAACAGTAGCACCCGGTCTACCTCTTCGTCAGTCACAAGCCCCTCCTTCTGCTACTTTATAAAATGGTTTAGACATGACAAGTTGGGTGTCTGCCCTCGGGGTGCCCGCCATCCAGCACGCCTTGTCCCACCCATCCGACCAGTCGTCAGCGTCGTTAACGTAATACGCTTCGCGCCAACTGTTGACCTCCATGATAACAACGTACGGTGTGGTCACAGCCAGCCCTCGTCCTTCAACTTGTCTAACTGAAAGTCGGCAGCAATAACTGCCCAGTCCTCTTCCGAGATACATTCGCATTCTTCCTCGGAGAACCCGCAGTCGCATTCATCTTCGTCGTCTGGTTCGTACCACGCATCCGACCTGCCCTCTACGTTACTCATCGGTAACCTCCGGCTTGGCGGCAGAGCGACGGCCACGCATGTACCCTCGCATGTAATCGGTTTGCGCTTGGCGGCATCGCTGGCACCGGCACTTATGATTGACATACGTTGAGCGTTTACCGTGGCGGCCTTCTTCCTTCTCGGCGGCAGCCCTCATTTTTCTGTGTTCACCTAACGTAACCGTGTCATTTAGTTTATCTAACATTACTTGTTTCCTTTTCTCATTAGCCACCGTGCGTGGTCATAGTCTGTTTGCGCCTGTTGGCATTCTTTACAACGGCAACCCAACACGTACTTGGTGCGCGACCCGCATCGGGCGCGGGTCAAGTGTCCTCGATACATGTACGAGGTGTGCCGTGTACCCTCTCTTATCTTTTCTGTTTCTGCTCGGCGTTTCTCCTGCCTGTAGTATTCTTCCCTAGTGATAGCCATCAGCGCACCTTCCTACGGCAACGATTGCTACACCTATCCTGACCCAACTCCAACGGCATAAACATCTCATCACAACCACCACAAAAATACGGCACCCAATCCTCAGCCCCACCAGTCCGAGCCAACACAGCGCGACGAGTGGCCGACACGCCACCCCAAATACCTATGTTCTCGCCCCAAGTCATCGCCCAAGACAAACACTCCTGCTGGACAGGACAAACAGCACACACCCTACGAGCCTCGGGGGAACCACCAGCCTCGGGGAAAAAAATATCCCCATCCATCCCCACGCAAGCAGCCTCAGCAAAAAACTCGGCAGTTAGGGGGGCTTCTTCAGATAACCTTTTCTTCATTTGAGTCTCCAATCTCAGTGTATGTAAACGGTCTCCAGCCCATTCAGGGTGGACGGTTCAACCCGCTCACCGCATGCTAACCCGAGGAGGCAGAAGAAAGCAACCCCAACGAGTAAAAAAAACCATTGCCTCACAATCTGCTGGCCTCCCACGATGCCTTCATCAAACCACGGGCAACCGTCACGGCATCCTCCGGGCCAAACGACATCAGCGAAACACGGCCATCGTCGGTCGTCGCAGCCAACGAAACAACAGCCCCATGCTCACACACGTGGGCTTCAACCGTGAACTCGCATTCCTCATCCGGCGGCATCGTCATCGTCGATCCACTCCGCCCAAGTGCGGCCACCCCACACCCCGTACACCAGAAACCCGCGTTGCGTCTGCTGTTGGGCATACCCGTAACAACGCTTCTTCACGGGGCAACCCGCACAAAACGTTTTCGCCAACCCCAAGTAACGTTCCTCGAAAAAGAACGCCGTCGGTTGATCCAAACACGCTGCCTCTAACCGCCATTTAGGTGGCTCCGAAATCCGTCGCGCCATACCTTACCCTTTGAATAGCCTTCTGAGTATCCGTCATCTGCGGAGTGTTATCTTTCTCGGCCCGCAACTCCTTCGCCAAAGCAACCTGCCACGCCGACGTACCATCCGGCTTAGGTTTACGAAAGTTCCAAGCAGACTCCAACGCCCGCCCAATCACCTGAAACGTGTACCCCTCATCCAACGCCTCAACGATCCGCGCCTCAACAAGCCGCCTCATCTTATCGCCAGACGGAATAGGTTTACAATCCCGCATCGCCCGCCACGCCTGAAAAATGCGGGCAGCCTGACCATCAACAACCGAATAACGTTGCTCCTTCCCAAACAACTCAACGTTAGTCATGCTTGGCCGCGCTCTCATGCCGAGACTCCTCGATCTGGCCGAGAGCCTGCAACAAAATCCTTTGAGCGGCCAACTGTTGACGAAGTTTCCTTACCTCGCCCATCAAGTCGTCTTGGACATCCTCAAACTGATCCCACATCAGCGAATACTGGTGTGTCTCAGCCATTAAAGCATAGTTCTGCTTCTCAGTTCCCTGCAACTCCTGCATTAGACGATACCGCGACCAGAGCGCATGCCTCGCCTTCCTAAAAATAGATATTCTCATCACCCTACTCCTCGTTCCCTTCGCTATTGTAACATGTCTGTGAACTGCCGTAAAGACATCACGACATATGAATCCTCTACAGGTTTGCCGCGAGCCGACACCACAGCCGCCCCGAAAGGGACACCATGGTTCTCAGCCTCAACCTCAGCCTCACGGACAAACCCGGAAAGTTTACTAGACCACTCCTTAACGTTCTTACATTCTAACGCCCAATCAGGGACACCACTAATGTCGCCCTTATCTAACGCCCCGTGAAGAGGCATACGGTCAACCATATACGGTAGCCGTTCGTTCAAATAATCAGCGACCTGCCGTTCAAAGCGGGTGCCCTTCTGCTTGGACGGGTTAGCCATGGGTTAGAAAGGTTCTTCCTCTGTGAGTTGCGCCGTTTCACGACGGGAATCTTCACGCTTGGAACGACGGTCAGAGTCACCATCACGCTTATCGTTCTTAGTAGTAACAGACGTAGCCCATGTTAACGCAGCCCCGGCTTCTTTCAAAGCAATCTTAACTTTCTTACGAGTCTCGCCTTCCTTGTTCTGCCACTCATCTTCACGCAGCGTCCCAGTGAAAGTAACCCGGTCACCCTTACGTAAAGAACGTTCACAGTTCTCGGCAAGAGTTTCCCACGCCTCCAAATCAATGAACAAAGACTTAGAGTCGCCACTCGCATCCTTCCCATTCCAAGCAGCAACCCGCAACGTTGCGACCGCCTTGCCTGAACCGGTGTACCGAACTTCGGGGTCGGCAACCAAGTTACCGTGCCCGCTTATTGTAATCATTTACTTAGCCTCCTTGAGGATAGTTTGTAACTCGTCTAACCGTGCATCGACGGCTTCGACATCGAAGAAAGACTCCAAGTCGGAGGCTTTCGTTATGGGTTTCTTCAGTACCTCTGAAGCAACCTCCCGTAGTTCCACGGCAGAGAGGCCAACGCTTTTAGCGCGAACCGCCAATGCCTTACGGGCTTCCTGAAGTTGGTTCTCTTCAGGAGAGATGGCAACAGGAGCGGTAATGTCACCGCCGGAGGGGGAGGCGGTGTGTCCGTCATCCTTTGCCCCTGCTGCCTTTTCAAATGTAGATTCCAACGATTCGTCGCGAGCCAAATACAAAGCGACCCCGAACGATTGGAACGCCTTTTTCAAAGCGTCTGAGACCGCACCTTTAAACTCGTCACCCAAATCAACAATCGAACCGGCTTTCGTGTACTTAATCTTTTGGCCGCCGAACCCGTCGCGAGTAGAAGAATAATGCCCTTCCTCGCTGGTACCCGAAACACGCAACCGGACATGAGCAGTAATCCAGTCGCCATCGAGATGAGTATCAACCACCTCAAACGACCAGCCGAAACCAAGCACCTCGTTGGCGCGAGCAATCACCTCGCCGACAGGGATATAAGTTAACGAAGCCCCGCCTTTCTTAAGTTTCGACTCAGATTCCTTAGGGAAATACGCAGCGAGTTCCCGCAACGCTTGTTGATGATCTTTCATTCCGACTCCTTAAGCCAGTTGGATTGTATAAACGGATTAGATAACGACACCGGGGTTTCCTCGGTCGGCAACGCAGCACAATGATTACGGTAATCACAGTACCTACAGTTCCACGGCTGACCCTTGCCTTGCCACGGCGGCGGAGAGTCCACAACACCATGCCCCGGAATGTCGCGCTCAGGGATAACAAAATCTGATACCTGATCAGCGATCTGTTGCTGCCGCCACAGTTCATTAGTAGCAAGTTCCTCGACCGTACCCAAACCTTCAAAATCGTCGGTCAAACGGTAACGCCACTCAAGTAACTCACCGGGTTTCACACCATCACGGTACGCACCCTCTTTGGCGAGATATACAAGGTGTACGGCCTGCGCCCCCAACCCAAGGGCATACATTGCCGCTTGAACAAGTTCCCCTTCGTCAGGATGATCAGCCTTCTTAGCCAACTTGAAACCAAACGAAGATTTCGTTTTGATCTCCAACACCAACGTGTCGTCACCAATGGAATACACCCCATCAGCAGAACCTGACATATCGAAACCCAACGGCCTCAAATCAACAACAACTTCAGGCTTAAACTCTGCCCACAGCGCAGTCATCGCATCCTGCAACAACTCGTGCAACGTGTTGCCAATCTTAAACGCAAGCAACGTTTGATCCGTGAACTGATGCGCCTTAGGTACACCAGCAGCACGGAACGCTATCTTCCTAGAGCAGCCATACGACTCGGAACCACGCAACGCAGTGCCACAAGCCGTCGGCTTATCCCCTTCTCTGTCCTGCTCCAAACGCAGAAACGCCCCAACAGTCGAGGCTACAACACCCTCTGATTCATTCATTACTGATCTCCTATCAGTCATCCAGTTATCTCACTGGTTCTACTACTGACGAAGCCTACCAGCAACGTCCGGGTTATGTCAACCCATAAATGGTTTTATTTTAGAAGCGATGCCGAGGCGGGGTCACCGACAGCCTTCGCCGCCCACCCTTTGATGAGCGAGAGAACGGCGGCGGCACCCGCGAGGAGTGCTGAGTCGAGACCGGACATCCCAGTATCGACGAGTGAAGCCACTGACAGCGAAGCCAGAAACGCTTGAACAAATGTTGCGAGGGCACGTTCGCCCATATCTTTAGCATGGTTCATCTTAACAGCATAGCACAGGTTACGGGACGATGCTTGGTTTTTCCACGGGTTCAGCCATGCGGGAGCGCGACCATGCGTTACACCCCATGCACTGCCAACGCTGATATACCGATACCTGAGTGCTTCGTGTGCCTTTGCGAATCAGATCAGTAGACCCGCAGGTAGGGCAACCGTTTGTGTGAGAGTAAACACCGCGGTTCGGATGGTTCGGCATCCAAGGACGTATCTTGTAATAAACTTTCATCAACAAGTCAACGTCTTGGCGCGCATATTTGATCATGCGTCGCCACGACTTCTCATCGCCACGCATACAACCAGCCCACGTTTTGAACCCACCCGTTTCTTCCTTCACCCCCAAGTCAAGGTGCTTGCCCAAGTCCCCCAACTTGTTGGAGTTAAACATGAAGTGACGGCGAGCAACCTTCAACGTATCCACAGATTTCGGTACCGCTATCGGCCCCAACCCGTGCTTAACGAAACGAGCGTTCGCTTTACGCATATCGAACTTGTCACCGTTGTGGGCTACCACAATGTCGGCTTCGTTCAACAACTCCCATAGTTCTTTGACGACATGGTAATCGTTTTCAGGGTCTTTCTTGTACGCGGCGGGGTAGTCTGTCATCGCGCAAACCTGCGTTTTCTTTTCGTGTTCCCACCGGTATGACACACACAGGATATACCATTCCCGGTCGTGGGCGATAACGTTTTGCTCATAATGCCCCCACACGTACGCGAGGTTTGGTGCTGTTTCAAGGTCGTAGAAAAGAACCTTTACGGGATTGTCAACAATCGTACGAGGCATGTGCCCTCCCACCAGTTCCCATCGTCGGAAAAGCGAACAGGTTGAAGTTCCAAATCTTCAACCGAAAC